ATGGCTTTAACCGATTCATGGTTGCGTTCAGCCTCTGGAAAGTCTGCGGGAAAATCGGTAACAAAAGCAGATCGTGATGGGCTATCTGTGCGGGTAACCCCAAAGGGAAAAGTAATATTTCAGTTCAGATATCGCTGGAACGGAAAAGCCGAGCGGATGGACATCGGAACCTATCCGGCAACGAGCCTGAAAGAAGCCAGAGAGTCAGCACTTATTTGTCGTGGCGAACTGGAGCAGTTGCGTAACCCAAAGGTAGTCAGGCAGATGAAAGTTCAGCTGGCTGTCACTGCGAGAACGACAGAGGCGGTTATTCGTGAGTGGTGGGAAAAGTCACTGAAAAATAAGCAGGTGAATGCAAAGCAGATCCTGAGAACATTCGAGATACACGTATTCCCGAAAATTGGCAGCATTCCACACAATGAGACTGATTTGTATCTGTGGCTGTCATTGGTTGAGGATGTAGTAAAAGTATACCCAGCCATCGGCGGGAAGATATTGCAGTATGCTAAATTGGCGCACAGCTGGGGAATACGTAGGGGCATCATAAGAAATAGTCCATTATCTGACGTAACAACTGCTGATGTTGGGGTTATCGCAAATCAGGGTGACAGGGCGCTGTCAGAGGGAGAGTTAAAAGTATTATTCTCACTTATTGACGCTCCGGGTTACAGTCTGAGAAATAGATACTTGGTTAAATTATGCTTGCTGTTCGGGTGCCGTGTGGGTGAGTTGATAAAGTCCAAAGTCAGTGATTTCGATTTTGATACTGGCATATGGTTTATCCCACCTGAAAATCACAAAACCGGCAAAAAAAGCAAAAAGCCAATAGTGCGCCCGATAACTAAGGCAGCTGAAGAATTCATCCGTGGACTGATCTCACTTAACGGTGGTAGCAACTATATTTTACCGTCTCCCAGTGGCGGGCACATGAAGCCGGGCGGGCATATTTATATCAGTACGCTTCTAAATAGAAAAATGGCACCACATTTTGAAAGCTATCAAACGTGGTCGATTCATGATCTACGAAAAACAATGCGCACCGGAGTATCTGATTTAACGATGCCGCATGTAGCTGAAATTATGCTAGGTCACAAATTACCCGGAGTGTGGCAGGTGTACGATAAGCACACCTACCTTGAAGAGCAGCGTGAAGCGTATGAGAAGTGGTGGGACAAGGTCACTCGAATTGTTTACCATTCTCCCAATCAAGAATGTCCTGCCTCATAAAGACGAGCTCTTTTGATTTATAGCGCGGGCGGGGGAATCCCTCGCGCCGCTGCTTCCCGTTACCGGCCCACAGACGGATTGTGTGTGGCTTAACTTCATATCTGGATGCGAGTTCGCTGGTTTTAAACCAGGGCGATTCTTTTTCGAGTAATTCCGTCATTTCTCTGCCTCCTTATTATACCCGTTCACCAATACTGCTTTGCCACTGCCGCCGACGAACCATTTTCTTGAGCCTCAACAATAATATCGTTCAGTTCCCACATGCTGAGATCTTCCACTGTTTTCGGGTAAGCCTCATCCGGAACAAAGAGATACTGACATTCAGCTCCCCGTCTCACTGCCATTTCAATAATCTGATCAGTCGTAAAATCCGTTTTCCGGTAACCGGCGCTCCAGACCGAATCCGTGATATCAGACGGGTCGTGACCGGCGGTTGTGATAATTTGCACCAGGTGCAGATCAGTCGTCTCCATTTATCACCTTCCTGTTTTTCTGAACTTTCTTTTTCTTCTTCATTGCCGGCGTTAATTTCGGTGCAACGACCTGTGGTGCTGGTGGGCGGGGAAGATATATCCCCGCTCTGATGTAATACCGCTGGCGCATGTTGTAGATAAGCTGCTGTGTATAATCACGCCCGTCGTCCACATGATGGATAGCTTTAATCAGTGGGTCGTCGTATATGCCTACATCGTAGTCTTCTTCCTGCTGGCTCATAGCGACGCCTCCCTGCTGATAATTTTGTAAGCGCGGCGGACGTGATTTTGTTTGCCGTAAATCACTGTTGTCCTGAAAAATACACCTGCAGATGTTTCGTGTACCGGTGCATGGAGCAGGGCAGCATCAACCAGGCGGATTAGCTTCCGGCGTTCGGTGATGAAAGAATGGATCACTACCTTGGCTGTGTTGCCATTGGGAATAAATTCAATATTCATTTTTCACTGTCCTTAGTGCATGGCAGGCATTGCAGGAAAGCCGCCATTGGCTTCCAGCTCGCGTATATAACCATCATGAAGCAGGCACAGTCCTTCACGTCCTTTTTCTGACAGGCGAGAACCGTGTTCAACGGAGATTTCAAGGAAATCAATATAGGTTTTGATGGTGAAATCAGCCCAATAATCATTCCCGAATGCATCAATCATAATTTGTTCCAGCACTTCACTCAGACAGAGACGTAGTGAGGATGGGTAAATACTCAGTGCGGATTCCCCGTTGCTGTAAATGGTCGCAATATCGGTACCACCTTCACCATCAGGCACTTCCATTGTGCCGTTCTTCGCCTGCTGCTCCAGGATAAAACAGGCGGCTACCACCCAGCGCCATATTGAAACGCGTTGCACTGGTGTCAGCGTGTCAGGCTCATCAGCTAACTTTCCCATGACGGCAGCAGCCAGATACAAACCACTTAATAAATCTTCGTCATATTGGCCGGATTCAAGTGCGCTGACTGAATCCGAGTAAGTGATCAGAGTGCCGTCGTCAGAGAGGACACCATTGCCGGTATCAGTAAAATAAGTCATTATTTCCCCTCCCAGCCGATAGCCTGGAACAATCCCATGTTTGGGTGATACCAACGCGTACCACGCCGTTCGGCATCGTTCATCATTGCCCGGAAGGCAGTCATAAAATCATCACAGAGAATAATCTTCATGGGTCGCGGCTGGCTGTCTGGCGTCAGGATGGTGATCACATCCTCCGGAACCCGGTATTGTTCAACCAATGTCCGGCATTTGCTGTTTGTCAGCCCCGTCTTTTTGGCTGCGAGTGAATACCCGATCCAGCCAGCGGGAATAGTGCCTTGTTTAATTTGTTCAACGGCTTCATGGACGTGATCGACTTTCTGCTCTACGCTGGATATGCGGCGCTCACTTTCAAGGTTGGCGATAGCCATTGCGGCGATAATTTCTGCCTGTGATTTGGGCTTAGGCTGACCAAGTGATTTAAGGGTGGCAAGTACGGAACGGCGAACCGCTTTTGATTCGCGCATCCCGACCAGCATTAACTGATCTATGTTTAAATCGTAGGAGCGGACCTCATTCCCATAGCGGTAAATAATTTTTACCGCTGGTAAATCGTCCAGTTCATCCTCGATCCGTTTGACAAAATGTGTATTTTTAACCCCTGGTTCACCGCACGAAGTTCTGGCCGGATTAATAATGTTGTCTAAAAAATCCAAACTGGACATAGTGATATTATTTTGAGTACTGATTAATTCGTTCATAATTAAATTTCCGTTATTTCAATTTTTAATTTTTTGGCTAACCGGCGTTGCTTTCTGTTTAATGGCATCAGAATGTCATCGCGGCTTCTTTCAAATTGAGATAGGTGTTTGCAGACATTGGCATAATCTTTCACTTCATTTCTTTCTAAGCCCATCCCCTGAGGGATTGTCATGCCTGCAATACCCTGCTGTGTTCTGCTGCGTTTTCTTTTGCCCATCACAAACCCTCCGTGATTTTAATTTTTGATTTAATCAGGCAACGGTTAGCGGCTTTGCGGCTTGCTGTTTCCTGACGGCTTGCTGCGCCGCTTTGCGGAGGCGGAGATACAAATGCAGCCTTGTTATATTGCTCAGCGGCACGACGGTATAAATTCCGTTCTTCCAATTTCGAGCCTGTATTCATGTAGTACTCATAATTCTTCATGCCGCGTCCTTGCTTTTATTTATATTGGCAGCCAGTAAATCAGCCTGTTTTTTTAGTAGGTATGCTTCTCTGTTTTTTTCTTTTTTAATTCGCCATTTGTCAGCGCGTTTATTAAATGAATTACGCAATGCGTTATGTTCCATGCGATATTCAGCCCACATCTGATTCATGCCATGCTTGGCGAGGTCTTTTGCTTTTCCCCACAGAACGGAGGCTTTTGTGTAATCCTCGTCCTTTTCTGCTGTTACAGCCTGATTAGCTAAGTTTAAATATGTGAGTTTCATTTTTTGTTTTCCTTTCTATGAATCTGTTCAGCAATTAATTCCGTTATGAAGCTGATAAACATCTCTCCGTCCGGTGTGATATTTCCGTTTTTGTTGTAATAGTCGGCGTAAGAGTTAATTATTTGCTGCTCTGTATAACCGGCATCCTTACATGCTTTATTTTCATAAAGCGTTATCAGCGCCCGTGTGAAAATTTCATTGTCTAAATCAATCTGATATTTCACACCATCAACAGAGCGTTTAAACGATGCTGACTTTCCTTTCTTTTTTAAATGGTCAAAGAAAGCGTTAACGAATGACTTCCGGCGGTTATATAAAAGGCTGTTGTTTCCCATAATTAGTCACCGCTAACTTCTGAATCGGCGATACCAACAATTAAATCAGCTATATCATCTGCAATCGCAAGTTTTTCTTGCAAGCCTAATAATACCTGCTGATTTAAAAATTTAGATAGAGCCATAAAAAATATAGATGGTGGATTGGTTCCAACCAAATTTGATTTGGCAAATAAATTAACTTTATCTCCATCATAAGTTACTGTAATTTTAATTTCATATTCTTCATTCATTCTAATATTCCTTGTGTATAGGTACGATTATCCCCAGCGCAGACGCTGTAATTTAAATTAATTTAACTATTTGTTATTTATTTTGTGCGGAAATAAGTTCTTTTAATAACGATTGTGATTTTTCATTTACCGCCTGATAACGTTTTTCCAGTCTGGCGATTTCCTTCTCTTGTCTCAGGCTGTCAAGCAAGCCTATGTAGACACCTTCTTTTACCGCCATGAACTGCTCTGTTGGCTTACCGGGGCGTGGCATCATTTCACCATATCCGTTATCGACCATTACATCCGGCTCATTGGTAGGGCGGTCGTCCTTCCGGAATTCACGTTGTGTAATGAGCGATGCCAGCTTGTTCAGTGCTGCCCGTTCGGTCAGGCGGGCGCATGGTGCGCCATTGATGATATACACAGGGCGCATTTCGATAGTGATCTCACCCTTTGATGCCTTTTCGATTGCTTCAAATTTATTAGTCATGGTTTATTTCCAAAGTTAAAAAAGACGTATGCACGATATCCAAGCTCAGGACGAAGGCTAAATATAACCTTGCTCTGGCCTGAGATTTTGTTGTAATCAGAAAATGAATCAACTAATTCATAATCATTAGAAACCAATTTATATAAATTACACGTCCAGCGAGGTTTTCGTGTTTGACGAAAATCAAGGATATATTTAGCCTTTTGCATGCCGTTAATTTTGCTGATGATATTCTCATTGTGAACCATATACTTCACATCATTATATTCTTGCATGATGTTGTCCTTGTTTTAAAATTTAACTCTTGCTAAATCTGATTTTTAATTCCGCTGGCGGTAATTGTGGTCATTAAAACCAGTTCATTAATAAGCCCATTATAACGAGCTGCCTCGGTGGGGTAATCCACAGCCAACCTATTTATTAATGGAGCTAACTCCTGTCTTAATTCCTTTGCATAATTACTGGCGTAGGAAGCTGTTTTATATACATCGGAGGTTTTTTGGGTAATTAAATTATTCATTCTCAAGCACCTCATCAATTTCTGCTTCTGCCTGGCAGAGTAAATCCCGTGATATCCGTAATTCTTCTTTATCGCGGGTTAGGTATTGCGCTGCTACCGTAAACGCTTTCACTCTGGTTAATACATCAACAAGCTTTGTGCGTTCGATAATTGCGTTCTGTAGCATGTTACGACTCCTTTCTCTGCGCGTTTTCTTCAATCAACCAGCAGGCGACGGTATCGGATAATTCATGAGCCAGTTCGATAAGGTTATCTGTCATTGGATTACCCGTGAATTCACCGCTAATAGTGAACAATAAGGCATTTAATTGAGCGGCTTTATTGCTTACGGTTTCTAAGTTTATTTCTTGTGACATGTCACACCGCCTTTACTGGAATTTGTGTCGCCAGCGATAAAATATAATCACGGACAAGTTGTAATTTTGCAGACCGTAAATCTGCCGCCCGTACTTCTTTGCATTCAGGCTTTGCGTTTTGGTCTATACGTTTGATAGCAAAGAACCGAAAAATGAACATCTCATTAACCGCTGTATAGCTGTCAGGTTTCGGCGCATCATAATTTGACATACAATGTATAGTCGGCATTTTCTAAACCTCGTGTCTTATCGATGAATAAAGTATTACCAATGATGATAATTAAGTCAGCACCGCAGGTGATAATAAAATCACAGGCGGTGTTAATTTGATGATTTTGCAGGCAATTTATTTTTAAAAAAATGTCACGATTGGACGCAGATCACACAGGCGGGGGAATTGCAGGCACAAAAAAGCCCTCGCGGGGAGGGCTGGGGAATTATTTAATGTTAATCCGGTTTAGCAAGATATATGCACTAGCGCTATCCCGGAAGAAAAAAAAGATAGAGCAAAAGAATAATATGATTTGAATTGATCCAAGATACAGATTTGGGGCAAAAACAATAGCTGCATAAATAAGCAACGACAAGGTGATTAAGAATATTCTTCTGGCAAGGTAATGCGCATATCTTCTGCCATCAGTTTTTGGACCAAGTATTGTCACAACTCTTGCCATCTTATACGCACATTGCCCAAATATAACGGATGACATAATAGACCAGTCTGATGTTAGTAGTAAGGATGACAAGATTGCTCCAAAGGAAATGGAATTTTTTACAGCTGTAATGAATATTAGTGCAACAACAGGGATTGCTAAGAAGATGGCCTCACCATAAATATCAGCCATCATTGATTTTTTTTCTTCATTCTCGTTTTTGGAAGAGATCATTTTGTGGCCCCCTGTTTCTTGCAATGCTTATAACCTCTATTATTTTAGCATTTTTGTATTTGTTTTTCGTGCTTTTCTTTCCTTTCAGTGGGATGATTTCATCATATTCTATAACTGCTTCCATCAGATCATTGGGTCCAATTGGTGAAATAAGACCTGATTGATAGTCATCCAACCAATCACTGTTTGCAACTTTAGCTGAGAACAAATTATCAGTAACTAATTCCTCCAACCTCCATATATTGTCACCTTTATTGACCGGAACGTTAACATGAAATTTAGATGCTCTTTTGTGGTGCTTTATACTTTTCGAAAGGATATCTTCCACATTCCCATTAAAAGTGAACTTATTATTTAACTCTTTGAAATTACTGAAATCATCACTGCCGATAACGCCTTCACCAATGAATGCGCTTTCATTTTCGTGAAGCCTGGAATTCAAAACTGAATAATCAGATAATGTTTTTCCTAGCAGTTCCAAATCGAGGCAAGGTTCTACTTTGATACCTTCTTTTGAATTATTAATAATAGATTCAGAAATAATATTAGAAATGGATTCAATATCATTTCTTGTTGATACATCAGGTATTTCGTACAAGTAGTCAGCTAGCGTGGTTGCTGAGTTAAATATGAGGCTTTCCCATTTTTCTTTTATACATTTTATCCATGCTATAGCCGACCCATTTTGCAAGCCGACTAATTCAAAAATAGCGTCATCTTTTTCGTTTATTGATGATAATGAAATTAAACCAATTCTTTTATAAAATTTAACGTATCCGGTTAGGATGTTCAGAATATCTTCAGGATCGTTTCTATCTTTATTATAATTGAATTTTATAGCTATCGCGTTATCCATTATCATCTCATGTTTAATTTGATGATTGGTTGATAAAGTGGCGTCAACCAAATTTTATTTTTTCTGCTATTTTTCCAACCACACCTTAAAACGTGTCGTCAGGCCATTGTGACTTGACCACTTTGCCCACCATCTGACAGTTGCCATTGATCGGGATTAGGTCATATCGTGGGTTAAGAGGCTCAAGGTACTCAATACCACCATCCCTTATCAATCGCTTGAATGTGAACTCGTCATTAAGTAGACGCGCGACACAAAAATCACCGAACTCAACATCCTGCTCTGGGTCAACAAGTATCAGCATTCCCTCCGGAAAACTTGGCCTCCCACCCTGTGGTGCAGTCATTGAGTGTCCCTCTACTTCTAGCCAAAATGCGCGGCTGCTGGCTTTCTTGGCCGTTGGTATCCATGCAATCGCATCTTTTTCGGTATATGCATTGCCGTTCTCAGTAAACGCACCGGCCTGTATTTTTGTGAATAACGGATATTCATATCTATCACCGATAGATACAGACTTCTGTGATGCTACGGCGTTAAACATTGCTCTTATTTCTTTGGATAGTGACGGGCTGAAATCATCAACTGCAACATCAAGAGCCACTGCCAACTTAGCTGCATTCTCTGCATTAAGGGCATTAACGCCATTTAACAACTGAGCAACTGCGCTTTGCCCCATCCCAATAGCATCACCAAGAGACTCCTGGGATATCCCAAGCCCTTTCTTTTTGGCATCAAAAATCGCCTTTAGCCGAATGGCATCGGCTATTTGTTCATCAGTGAGAGGTTTCTTTTTCATAATTTAAGTTTATCACCAATGGAGATAAAAACAATCACCAGCGGTGTTGATTTATTTATCATTAGCGGTAATAATCATGAGAGGAGGATTTACTATGAAAAAAATTACTCTCTCAGAATTTGTTTCTGAGGTAGGTCAGCAAAAAGCAGCTGATACCTTTGGGATTAGACAGAGTGCTATCAGTAAAGCTATAGAAAGAAATAGAAATATTATTGTTATTCAATCTGATGGAGTTGTTTTAGGTGCAGAAGAGATCAAGCCATTTCCAGGTAAAGCCATAGGAAAGCTGAATGTACCAGATGCAAAACACACTGATGCCTGATCTCCCTGAGCTTCATCATCCGGGAGATGCGGTGTGGATACAGGAAGTTCTGGGACAGATGCCTTTTCGGATGCGGGAATACGCGAAGTTTAAGTATTCGGAAGTGTTTCAAATCCGCAGCAAAGAGGAGCCGGTGTCATTCAGAAAGGCGAACGCAGGAGCACATGCGGCAAACCGGTGGTTGAGGTTATTTTTCAGGAAGAATCACCGATCGATACAGGGTTATACAGCAGAGCCGCCGAAAGCACCGCAGGCATTACCAGGGACAATCCCAAATCCGGAGTGGCAGCAGGCACGAAGCTGACAGGAAACACCGGAATGGCTGTGTCACCTGGTAAGGGATCGGAGTCAGGGGGATCACCGGGGCTGAATATCAGGCAACCAGTGAGAATGATTATCAGGAAGCGGGGAAAGGTGAGGATTATCACCAGTGGCTAAAAACACTTACTACAGTACCCCCCTATTTTTTTTCGACAAATGAGAATAATTATCATGTATACGCAAGCAGAACAAATTATCAAAAAACACCTTGCCCGGAGCGAATGGAAGCCAGTTCGCGTGATATCTGACCTGGTGAAAGCCGGGTTGAGTCATGATGAGGCTGAGGCGTTAATGCGCACCAGCACCCCGGCCCGCAAAAAAACCAAAGAACACAAGCCTCACAACAGTCACGCTACACCGGTCAGCCTTGAGGCACTGAGCACTCACTACATCGTGGTCGGTGATTATGACCAACTGACACTGCAGCATCAGGATGTCCTGATTGCCGCTATCCGCAACGGAAAGGGACGCAGCTCCTGGAAAGACGAATCTATGGCGGTAACGCTGTTCGGTCTGGTCAAAGCCTATCCCGTTATCACCACTGCGGAAGTAAACAAATACCTCAACCGTGGGGCATTCATCGACAGCATTCCATTGTTCATTGACGGCGAAATCATCGAAGGTGACCTGATGCCATCAGCGGATAACGATTCCGTAAAAGGTGTATTCCGGGCGGTTAAGCAGCTGAAAAAAATCACTGACCACATGGCAGCAACCGGCACCTTAAATTTTCAAAAATACCTCGGGCGCGTACCGACGGACGACGATGTACAGCGTGCTGTGGGTATTGTTATGCCGGTGATCCGCAATCCGTACTATCACGATATTGACTATGACCGGATGTACCGGAACATGCCGGCAGCAGGGCACAAGGAAGACAGCAAACGGATTATACGGGAGTGGAAAGAAGATCTGGGGATTAAGGGAAGCAAAATGCCGGGCGGGAAGACTTTAGCGGGTTATACCACTCCGGCATCTGCTAATGACACAGCTGGAGAGCACATGTCAGTTACGGATTATGACATGACCGGCAGTGAAACGGAATAAGGTGAGGTGACTTTATGCTGACGATCACGCCAAAATTTGCACAGGAGCGGGCATTGACCCTGCTGCGGCAGTCATGGAAGCAATATTCGTCGTTCATGATTTACGCCCCGACAGGCGCCGGAAAAACAGGCCTGGCTGCATTCATGACGGATGGTTTTATATCGCGGGGTATGCGGGTAATGATGGTCTGCCCGTTCACTGTATTAGTAAATCAGACAGCGCAACGCTTTATTGATTACGGATTACCGGAAGATGAAATTGCATATATCTGGCGTGATCACCCGGGCAAAGATCCCGCAAAGCTGATCCAGATAGCCTCAGCAGATACGCTAATCCGCCGTGACTTTCCGGATAATATCGACCTGTTAATCATTGACGAGGCTCATCTGCGCCGGAAGAAAGTCCTTGAGCAGATTACCCGTCTGACCACGGAAACCAGCTGTAAGGTGGTCGGACTGTCCGGTACACCATTCTCTCCGTTCCTCGGGCATTACTACGAAAAACTGATAAAACCCACCACGATAAAAGAGCTTATCGAGCGCGGAGATCTGAGCCCGTATGAGTTTTACGCCCCGACAAAGCCCGACCTGTCAGGCGTGAAAAGTACCCGTAGTGACGAATATGGCAGTGACTACAAAGAGGACGAAATAGCCGAAATCATGTGCGGTGCTGATCTGGTGGGTGATCTGGTCAGCAACTGGTTAAAACTGGGTGAGAATCAACCCACAATATGCTTTTGTGTGAACGTCAGTCATGCCAATTTTGTCACGATGGAGTTCAACAAGGCTGGCATTAACGCGGAGGTGATGACCGCCAATACACCCCACGAAGACCGGGATCTGATTATTCACCGCTTTGAGACAGGTGCAACGAAGATCATCGTGAATGTGAGTGTACTGGTCGCCGGGTTTGACAGTGACGTTCGGTGCATTATTTACGCCAGACCGACTAAATCAGAAATCAGATGGCTCCAGGCTATTGGTCGCGCGCTGCGTCCGGCAAAAGGAAAAGACAAGGCTATTATTCTGGATCACTCCGGTACGGTTCATCGCCTCGGGTTTCCGGAAGACATTGAGTATGACGAACTGCCCCGCAAAAATGACGGTATGACAGAAACCGGCTCCCGGCGTGAGCAAGAAAAGCGGGAGAAGAAGCCGAAAGAATGCACATCCTGCCATTACATGAAGCCTGCCGGTGTTTACGTCTGCCCGAAATGTGGGTTCAAACCGCTGGCCGGTGAAAATGTAGAAGTTGATACCTCGCGCAGCATCAAAAAGATCGGCAAAGGTCAGAAGACTTACACAATGGCAGACAAACAGAGTTTCTATTCCCAGCTGTTGTATTACCGGAATACCAGAGCGGCACAGGGTAAGTACCTGAATCCGAAATGGGTGGATAACACCTACCGCGATAAGTTCGGGGTATATCCGCGTGGATTGCACAGTACACCACAGGAAGTCACTCCGGTTGTCAGTAATTTCATCCGACACAAACAAATCCAGTGGGTTAAAAGTTGCCAGAAACGGGACGCGGCGGTTAAAGCGTCAGCCGGACAGACGGAAACAAAAAATGAGCCGGAAAATCGTGCTGACAGTGTGCGCCGGTTATTGGCAGCAAAACCCGCCCGGCAGGAGAGCCTGTTATGAAAACAACGGATGCTGCACGCGGACGGTGGGCTGAGATATTTGAGTTCTACGGCCTGCCGCCGATCACCGGCGGGAAACATTACCGGGGTGAGTGCCCGCTGTGTGGTGATAAAGGTACGTTCCGTATTGATGACAAGGATGGTAACGGGACGTTTATCTGTAAGTGTGCGAATGGCAGCGGATTTAAGTTACTGGAACTGACGCAGGGGAAAAGCTTCGCCATCCTGGCAGCGGAGGTTGATAAGTTCCTGGGTAACACCTCCCGGCAGGAGTACAGCAGACCGGTGCGCAGTGATGTTTCTGCTGAACGCGAGCGGTTTATCCGGTGTTATTCCGCGATGCCCGGGCTGAAAGATACGACTGCCGCACAATACCTGCAGGGAAGAGGCATATTCACTCTGCCTGCTGACTGGGCCCGCTTCTGTGCAGACCAGCCGGTTAAGGGGCGCAATAAAATCTATCAGGCAATATGGTCGCTGGCCACCGATGCCGGAGGGTTGCCGTGTTATCTGCACCGGACCTATCTGGACGGAGCCGGAAAAGCAGATAAGGCGGAAGTTAATCCGGTAAAAAAAATGGATTCACTACAGGAGAAAAGCTATCTGTTGTATGCCAAATCAGTAGCTATCCGCATGTTTCCGGTCGATTCAACGCTGGGTATTGCTGAGGGTATCGAAACCGCGTTGTCCTGCAAACAGGTGTACGGCATCAACACCTGGGCGGCGATGAACGCCACGTTTATGGAGAAATTTATCGCCCCGCGCGGAGTGAAAACACTGGTTATTTTTGCTGATTACGACAAGAGGAGCGCAACGGGACACAAGGCCGCTCTCGACTGCGCCAACAGTAATCTGCTCTCAAATAACGATGTGGAAAAGGTCCGTGTCCTCTGGTGTGACAACGGGGATTTTAACGATCTGATCCTCGAGGGGAGCGAAGTCCGTGAACTGCCATTTTACCGGGAAAAACACAGGGAGACCGCGTAATGAAACTCGAAAACGCATTAAAACAATTTCATCCGAAGTCACCAACATTCAGTGACAGCTCAAACTCCACGGCACCGGACAGACTGAAAGGCATGGACTCCGCAGCGGCTATGGGTATGGCATCACAAAAGGCGGCGTTCGGGATGCATGCGTTCTTTGGTAAAAATGACGTCAGCATTGAGGATAAAATTACCACGGTTAAAGCCCTGACGCAGTACGCAATGAAAACCGCCCCGAAGCTGGTGGCTAAAGCCGCCGGAAACCGTATTGCTCAGTGTATGACTATTCTGGCCACAATGGCATTTGAGGATTACGCCCGCTCAGCAGGTTCAGTCTGCCAGTGTCAGGACTGCGGCGGAAAAGGGCTTATTTATCGCCGGAAAGATGTGGTGAAGCATCCGGGCATCACTAATATGGAAGGTATAGAGATTGTTGAGCCGATTATCCGTAATGAACTGGTAGGCGAGCTGTGCATGACCTGTAACGGGAAAGGACAATCAACCTACCGGTGTCAGTGCAGAGGCCGGGGTAAAGTTCCCGATGAAAAGCAGACGTTGTTACAAGGCGTTCCGGTTATTAAAAATTGCCCACGTTGTTCCGGAAGGGGTTACCGGCGGGTGCCATCGTCTGTGGCATACAATGCAATTAAGCACCTGGTTCCTGACCTGACACAGTCCACCTGGTCGCGGAACTGGAAGCCATTTTATGAGAAGTTAACGGGGAAGTGCTATATCGAGGAAAGCACGGCAGAAGTGCTATTCACTCAAATAACCCGCTAACTGGATATTCATACATGTTAATTGCTTTTTGCATAAATCTGTTATATCATCTCTAAATAGTGGGGAACATGTATCTGGTCCACTAAAAATATTAAACGCCCCGCTAATGGTGGCGTTTTTTGTTTGCTGAAATTTAGAGGTGCCTATGTTTAATGAAAAAAAAGTAGCTCAAATGGCTGCTTACCTGCTGCATAAGCGCGGTGGGGCGATGGCATTTCTCAAATTAATGAAGTTGCTTTATTTGTCTGACAGAAAATCAATGGAATTGTATGGCGAACCTATCAGCGGAGATTATTACTGCTCTATGGATAAGGGGCCTGTCCTGTCTAATACCTATTCGATCATTTCATTTGGTGGAGATGATGAAAACGGGTGGTCAAAATGGATAAGTGCGCCTCGTAACTATAATGTTTCTTTGAGGCATCAGATTGATAACGTTTTTGAGCTTGAAGATTTAAGTCGGGCTGACATTAAAGCAATGGATGAAGTTTATGCCGAGTATGGGCATTGGAACCGCTTCGAACTTTGCGAGCAAACACACAAAATATGTCCTGAGTGGCAGGATCCTAATGGATCATCTATCCCTATAAGAATGAAAGATATCTTTATGGCGATAGGATATTCTGATGAGGATGCTGAAGAGATGGTTAGCTCCATTCAGGAAAAGAGCCAACTGGAAATACTGACCGCAGATCTTAGATGACATGTCATATACGCCGTATAGAAAGGGAACAGTATTAGCGCCCTCTGGGCCAAATAAGCATTTGCACATCATATGCTGTGACCCCCTTTATAGTGTCGAGCTAGGATGTGAATGCGTTCTTGTTGTAAACGTGTCTTCAGTGCCCAATACAGGTGTGTATGACCCTGCTTGTATTTTAAGTGCGGGAGTTCATAATTTCATTCAGCACTCAAGTTACCTGCTTTATCGGTTATCAGTTCTGTGGCGGGTTCCAACGCTTTCAAATAAAGTTGATTCTGGTGAATACAAAATAAAAAGTGATGTAAATGAAGATGTCTTATCTCAAGTGATTCTTGGGTTTAAGCAATCGGAACAAACTCCATTTAAAATATTAAGATTCATTGAAAAGAATAATATTTCTTAATTATAAACCTCGCAATCGCGGGGTTTTTTATTGCTTGGATATTGATAATAATTACCACTAAGACGTATTGGTTCACATGTGCGACTACATATAACAGATAAAATATATTAAATAATAAAGCTTGCTATCTAAATCATCCTGTGACTTAATAGCGTCATTGGTTTGGAAGTACAGGCCTATTTATGTTAGTCAGTTTAAAGTTGTTCACCGTTTAGTGCTATCACTGATACCCCTTCATTGCGAATTCCTTCTAATTAATTCCCATAAGTAAAAATAAAAAAACAAACCTCATATGCCTTATGGCAATTAAAAAAATTAAAGGAAATTCTATGTCTAATACAATGACTGGTTCAGTAAAATGGTTTAACGATGATAAAGGTTTTGGTTTTATCACCCCTAAAGATGGCAGCAAAGATGTGTTTGTTCATTTCTCTGCAATTCAAAGCGATAATTTCAAGTCTTTAATCGAAGGTCAGGAAGTATCATTTACCATTGAAGATGGGATGAAAGGTCCTGCCGCCGGCAATGTGGTGGCGCTCTAAAGACACTATGATGATTAACTTCTGTTTTAAGTGTCCTTGTTGCAGCGGCTCACAATACCGAACATCGCAATTTGATATCTCATTGAGTAACCCGCGTGGAGCGAAGTGTATTTTTTGCAAAACTGCGATGAAAGTTGAAGCAAATTAGATATTAAGCAGCCAATTATTTTAAACCTCGCAATGCCGGGGTTTTTTGTTATCTGGTAAATTAGTTAAGCTAATTTTTCGGCAGAATACTATAAAGCCTGGACCATCTTACCTCATTGCTATTAACAGTAAATCTTGCAACCGCGAGTTTTTATATAATAAATAAATGTGGTATCCAAGGGGAATATATTCCTAAGGAAATACCTATAAACAGAACGGCTATTTTTCGTCATACTCTTATGTTTACTAAAAACCTTTTTATTGTTGCGCTACTACTTTCAGCGGCATTTGCAATGGTGACTTGGTTTAAGTGATTTTCTTGTAGTATTGGTTTCAGAATAATAGCCTCACTTCGGTGGGGCTTTTTCGTATCTAACGCATTGATATTGTTCCGATGTCGGAATTCCGATAACGAGGTGACCATGCATGACGAGTTCGAAGGATTCTAAATATCCGACCAGAGCGGATGCTGCCAAGGCACCAGCTTATACTGAGAGTGATAGGTTATCGGAAGAAGAACAGGCAGAGCGAAGCCGAAAGTTCAATGCAGCCATGTTGTTTGGTGATGGGTATTTCACGCTGTAATTCCAACTTGTAACGATAGCTTACAGGTTCAACTCTCCGGAATTTCCGGATAGTTCAGATGGTCGGTTATTCCGAACAACTGAATACCAGTAGCAATCGCTTTGTTAGCGCAGAGCAGTCCGGCTGAACTAAATCAGCCACTCACTTCAGACACAAAAAAAAAAGCCGGTTGGGAATAACCGGCATAAAGAATAAACGACATATAAATTCAGGTTTTTGTTACCTCTCGATTATAACCTGAAAACGCGTATTTATCCGTGATAAGTTTGAAAAACGATTAAATATGCGAATGTGTCTTTTATCGACTTATCAATCAGATATTTATTGTGTGAATTAAGGATAATACGTATCACCAGAGGTCGCCATGTGCGGCCTTTTTCATATATGCCGCCACAGAATCCTGAACAAACAAACGTAATCATCGCAGAGATACTGTGCGCGGCACCCTATTAACTAAATTCCTCCCACTATAGGGGGTGAGTATGAAACATATGAACAATACCCCTGACTTGTGGGATCAGATACTCAGTTATCTTTATCAATATAAAGACCAAGGCGTGTTTGCTGCTCTCGCCGGGTCGGTGGCTATCTTCCGTGGTCGCTACAATGGCGGAGGGTGGAAGAAGACTCTTTTTGATGGGCTGATGTGTGCAACCTTCGCGTGGTTCGTGAAGGATTTGCTGATGTTACTTGGCCTTAATCCTGATTTGGCATACCTGACCAGTGTGTTTATCGGCTATATCGGCGTGGATACGCTGAGCAAAATAATCAAAGGCAAAGCGGGAGTGAGCAATGACTAAACCAGCACGCGGCGAACGCAACAACAATCCCGGCAATATCGACTACAACCCACGTAACCCGTGGCAAGGGCAACTGCCTCACGACCCGAAAATCGAATCCCGATTCTGTCGGTTCCAGTCTCCTGAGTATGGTGTCCGGGCTATCTATAAATTGCTTCAGACATACCAGACAAAATACGGGTTGAATTCCGTTGCAGCCATTATCAATAAATACGCCCCGCCAAACGAGAACCCTACGGGCAATTACATTAAACGTGCTGCTGCTGATATCGGTGTTGGTATTAACGACCCGATTAACACCAAAGACAAAAAGACCGGTATTGCGCTTGCTACTGCGATTGTCGGCGTTGAGTTGGGTTATCTGCCGTATTCACCGGACGTGTTTGAAAGAGCATGGGGGTTGCTGTGAAGACCATGGTAACCGTCTGCGGTGTGCTGCTGTCGGTATCGTTAATTTTGATGGCTTTCCTTTGTGACGCACTCGGTGATGCCAGAAATGAGCGTGACGCACTATCTGAAAAGCTGTCAGCCCAGCAGGTGATTAATACCACCACATTAACCGCAGTCACTTACTATCACCGTATTTCTGGAGAGACCATAGATGCCAAGCGAAAAAACACACTGGACGCACAGGCAACCAAGAAAGGCGTCAAAGTTATTCTTGTGGGTAATGACTGTGCTTCCGCTGCTGCTCCTGGTGGGCTCATTGACCGGATGCAGCAGTACAAAGACTGAATACGTATTAGCCCCTCATGTTCCAATCCCCGCAAGCCTGACAGCTGACTGCCCGATACCGGATATTCCCGACAAAATGACGTGGGGCGATATTGCGGAATACAACATCGAACTGATGTCAGTGATTAAAGCATGCAATCTGGATAAGCGGGCAATACGGAAGATTGAAGCGGAGAGGGCAAAAAAATAGCCCCTGGTGTCGAGGCTGAAAAGGATGGTGTAGGTATCTATTATTGTCGTTTGTCGGATTAATCCTAACCGATGGCTTTATTGTATTCAATATGCAACTTATAAGATTTTTGTAAATTATCAAAGCCTCGCTAAATAGCGAGGCTTTTTATTACCAGGAGAACGAACGCTATGTTTAAGCACGAATTAGGACAGGTTGTACAGGTCACCATCAGTGGTGAAGAAGGTCATGTCAAAGCCCGCGCTGAATATCATAACGGCCCAAATCAGTATCTCATTCACTATCTGGCAGCGGATGGCCGTGGTACCGACGGTTGGTTTGAAGAAGGTGAGCTGTCACCAGTGGAGCAGTAACAGCCCATCACAAAGCCTATTCGCTGGTTATTTTTACATACGGGATAATCCCGTATCTTGTGCGTGCGTTGTCGCAGTCTCTCAGTGTTAACTATGACCCGTCTATCTTATGCAGCGAGTGCACAGTGAGAATCAAAAACAACGAATCCAGCATTTATCATGTGCGTAGACAGGAACGTCAACTGTCGGAGAGTCAGGCGTGACAGCCGGAGAGACGGTGATATTCCAGTTATCATTTACGAGTGGTGAGCGGAATATCAAACAGGAGTGCTTATGGCAAACCTCACAGATCTAACCAACCAGCTCCGAACCCTGCGAAAGCAGATACCATTCGCCACAGCACAGGCTATGACTGCTGTTGTCCGGAAGATTGAAGATGCACAGAAGGTGGCGATACAGCGGCATCTGGACAACCCTACACCGTTTACGGTCGGTGGCGTGAGAAGCAAGGGGGCCAGAAAGACTGATTTATCCGCTAAGGTATTTATTCTGCCGACTGCTGCTGGTTACCTTGAGCCATTTGAAACCGGTGGAGTGCATAAGCTTAACGGTTCCGCGCTTTTGAACCCCAAAAGCATCAGGCTTAATAAGTATGGGAACTTACCGCGTAATAAGCTGAGTAGTCTTAAAAATAAAGAAAACGTATTTATTGGTGAGTTATCCACCCGTTACGGTAAAGGCGTCAACGGTGTATGGGAGCGGAAGAAAGCCAAAAAAGTTAAGAAGAACCGGAAAAGACTCAAGCGGTCACCAAACGGAACGCGGCGTGAACGTATGCCATCCAGACCGCCGAAACTATTAATCCGGTTCGGTGATGCCCTGCCTGTAGAGCCGGTACTGGGCTATCAGGACAGAGCAATGAAGATGACACAGGCGCTATTGCCGCAGGAGATTAACCGGGCGATAGAAGAGGCGATACGGACGGCGAGGTAAGGGCAAATAATGCAGGTATTTACGACTGACTTATCAGGTAAGGACTTACTGGCGGCGACTGCAAAGGCACTGAATATATCGGAAGATGCCCTGAAGTCAGATATATCCCGGCAGGTTCTGAGTGTTATCCAGGGTAACCGGATTATGACAGCATTCGACGGCAAGCAGTGGATGGCATTCAATCCCAGTAATGATCACAATCCCGCTAAACACAGCAGCGACTATATCGACTGCTACCGCTCTGATGCAGATGCTCTTGGTAGCACAATATGGGAAGTAGTGTTCCGGGCTGTTTGTGTTGGGGTATTCGGCAAAACATACGAGGTGACCAGTGAAAGTAATAGTAGAACATAATGGCGAAACTATCTGGTGTCGTGACAGTGAGAGCGGTGAAGGCATGGCGTCCCGTGGATATCTGACAGACGGTACTCAGCAAAAGATTGTCACAGCACTGATTGATGCGCTGACACAGGCTAATGGTGAAATGTCATTACATCAGCCATTGCAGCAAATCAACCTGACTGTATCAGACGAACAGATTAAGGCAGTAGCGGAAGAATTAAGAAAAGCGATAGCGGTAAAACCAACGCTGAGCTTCACTTCTGATATCGAAATGTATTGTCCGCAAATCAAGATAACAGGCAGCATTACCACCCCTCGGTAGTAAATCAATCACATGTATATAGCCCATCCTGCAATACAGCGGGAGGCTTTACTGCATCCACAATACAAGGCGTGATAATCACACATGGGAAAGCTTACTCAAAGCAGACTCAGGGAGCTGCTCGACTATAGCCCTGATACTGGCGTATTTACCTGGCTGCAATACAGAAGTCAGTTAGCCCGTGCAGGGTCAACGGCAGGGCGCGTGAATATGACGACAGGGTATGTGGAGATTCAGATTGACGGAACCCGATACAAGGCACACCGCTTAGCATGGCTGTATTGCCACGGCGTGATGCCTGATAAGCAGATGGACCATATCAACAGCAACAGAACGGATAACAGGATCGCTAACTTACGGGAGGCGACACGTTCTCAGAATCAGCAGAACACCGGTCTGACGAAAGCGAATAAATCAGGCAGGAAAGGCGTCTACTTTCGTGATGGTAAATGGCTGGCTCAGGCTCAGATAAACGGAAAGAAACATCATCTTGGCAGGCACAACAGCATTGATGAGGCGGGCAGGGTATATGAGGCATTTTGCAAAGAGCATTACGACGACTTCTACCGCCACCCCGCAACCCATTGAGTCCTGTAACTTTTTGGGTCCTTCCCGGCACCTGATGTAACACGGGTCATTGCGCGCCGTGCAGTTTCACCAGCTAAGAGTTTTCAAATTTGGGTAACAGGTAACACTTCGGATTTTTCGAGTGCTACGTTAACGAATTGAATATCAATGAAAATACTGCAACTTCACTTATGATTCCTTTGTTACCCACCGGATGTTACCTGCGGTTCAGGGTAACACTGTGGGTAACAATCAGGGGTAACAACATGAATCAATCAGATTTCGCAAAACTCCACGGAGTCAGCCGGAAAACTATCACCACCTGGAAAGCCCGTGGATGGTTGGTTTTTGACGGAGATGAAATTGATGTTGATGCCTCCAATGCAAATATCGGGCAATACCGAAAGTCCCCTCCGGCAGAAAAAGCCAGGGTTGAACCAAAAAAAACAAAGCTGCGCCCGGCAGTCAACTCTGACGACGAATCGCCAACGCAGACAGCGGAAAGACTGATCCGTGAAATTGGTGCGGATATGTCATTTGATGAAGCGCGAAGAATAAAGGAAAACTTCCTGGCATTACTGACAAAGCTGGAATACGAAAAAGAGGACGGACAACTGGTTGAGCTTTCAGTTGCGGAATCAGTTCTGTTTTCTGAGTTCAGGAAACAGCGCGATGCTTGGATGAACTGGCCGTCCAGGGTGGCGCCGATAATGGCCGCCGATCTGGGCGTTCCGGCTGACAGGATGACTGAGGTGTTAATCGAACATGTCCACAAACATATTACCGGTCTCGGAGAGCCTGAATTCAACACAGACGAAACGTGACAGACTGCTGACCAGCGTCAGAAAAGGATGGACACCTCCGCCGCGCATCAGTGTTCCTGACTGGGCGGATCGCTACCGTAAGTTAGCCAAAGAAGCAGGGAGCACGTCAGGGTCATGGCAGACTGATACCGTTGAGATAGCCCGTGGACCGATGCTTTCGGTCACTGAGTCAGGAGTTCATACCATCACGGTCATGTGCTGTACTCAGTTAATGAAAACAGCACTGCTTGAAAACGTGTTTGGTTATTTTGCTCATTTGGATCCTTGCCCCATGCTGCTATTGCAACCGAAGGAAGATGCGGCGGAGCAATTTTCTAAAGAGCGAATCACACCTCTTGTCCGTGTAACTCCGGTACTGAGAAAAATTATCGGGGTCAGCAAGCAGAAGACCTCAAAAGAAACGTTGTTGTACAAATCCTTTCCCGGCGGATTTATGGCACTGGCCGGGGCCGGTAGTCCGGATAACCTGGCTCGTCGCCCTATCCGTGTGTTGCTGGCGGATGAAGTAGATAAATACCCGATAACCCGGGAAGGTGACCCTATCACGCTGGCGGAAGAACGAACCGCGACATTCGGTCTGAACTGGCTGTCGGTCAGGGCATGCTCCCCGACCGTTGAGGATGAAAGCCGCATTGCCGCGAGTTACGAGGATTCAGACCAGCGAAGAGCATCACTGTCCTGTCCTCACTGTGGTCACCGTCAGTTTCCTGATTTCTTTAAACATGTCCACTGGCCCACAGAGAGTGAGAAGCATCAGTCTCACCTGGCTTTAATTTACTGTGAAAGTTGTGGTGCAGGCTGGTCAGAAGGGGAGCGGCTTCGGGCGTTACGTACTATCCGGTGGCACCAGACAAAGACTTTCGAGTGCTGCGGCAGTCAGCATTCACCACTTAATGATTATGACCGTGCCTGGCATGACAATGATGAAAACTCTGTGGATAAAGTTTGGTCATGGTCTGAGTCTGAACGCCATGCTGTATACCGGGCCACCTGTCCTGATTGCGGTAAGTTCAGCGTTGATAATATTCATGCCGGCTATCAGGCTTCCAAGTTATTCAGCCCGTGGCAAAAAGATAAACCGTCAGATATTGCAGGAAAGTACCTTAAAGCAAAAGGAAACCCCGATAAAGAACTGGCTTGGTGGAACACTCAGATGGGACTTCCGCACCGGCCTAATTACGGGAAAAAACTGCCGGTTGATGCACTGCTGGCCAGAAGAGAAGTTTATGATGCGGAGGTTCCGATGGGGGTTGCCGTACTGACGGCGGTATCGATACCCAGAAAGACAGACTGGAAATCGAAGTTGTTGGCTGGGGGCGGGATGAAGAAAGCTGGTCTGTTGCTTTTGATGTGATTGAGGGTGATCTGGAAACCGCTGAACCATGGCTAAGGCTGGATGCTTATCTCAAACAGGTATGGCGGCGGGCTGATGGTCGCGGATTCACAATAATGGCGGCATGTCACGACTCCGGCGGTAATCATACCCAAAAAGTTTATGAATTCGCCAAAGAGCGGCTGGGTCGGAAGATCTGGGCGATAAAGGGTGATTCTGCAACAGCAGGAAAGCGCTCACCAATCTGGCCTAACAAACGGCCTACTCCGAAAAACCGGGCTCAGTTCAAACCGATAATCATCGGGGTTAACTCAGCAAAGGATTCTATCCGATCCAGATTACATATCGCAGAAAGCGGACCCGGATATATGCATTTCCCGGTGGACAGGGATATCGGGTATTTCAGTCAGTTAACAGCAGAACGGTTGATTATGAAAGAAGCCGCCGGACAGCGGTACAGCGTGTGGGAACTCCCTAACGGGAAAGCTAACGAAGCACTGGATTGCCGTGTTTATTCCTATGCTGCTCTGGCTGGTTTGTTTCACCTGGGTCTGAAGTTAAACATTTTGGCGTCATCCATTGCCGGTAATCCTGACCGGTTGTTGCCTCCGGCAGATGAACCGGAAGAAAAAGTAGATCTTCGGTTACCCGGAGCGTTCATTCCTGATGATCAGGAGAAGCCAAAGCGGAAACGCATATCCAGTAAATTAGCATAAGGAATACCTATGTATCATAAAACGGGTTTACTCATGGGTATGAGCCGCGACCAGATGATGAGCGCATTAAACTCAGCCCAGCAAGCCTACCTTGACCTTGCATCCGGAACGAAAGGCGTATCGTTTTCATACACCCAGGGCGATGGTACCCGTTCTGTTAGTTATCAAAAAACGGAACTATCCCACCTTCTGGCGCTGATTCAGATGCTTCAGGCCGAGCTTGGATTGATCCAGCGCGCGCGCCGTCCTGTGAGGTTTAAATTCTGATGACAGTTCAAATACTCGACAGGCACGGAAAACCTATTCAATCATCACCGAGACCAAAGCACATGGCATTGGTCGGTGGAAGCCGGGTTCCTTATGACGCAGGGAGCTCAGACAGCGATCAGATGGCGACATGGCAGCCCGCATTGTGGTCCCCCGATAACGAAATCAATATCTACCGCGACCGTATTGTGTCACGAGTCCGTGATTTGGCACGTAATGACGGGTGGGCATCAGGATCCATTACCCGCGTTCTGGATAACGCCGTGGGCGCCTGTTACCGGCCGGTGTTCAAGCCGGATTACCGGATGTTGCAGCAACTGACCGGAAATAAGGCATTTGATGCAGAGTGGGCGGCTGAGTACAGCCGGTTTATTACTGCGCACTGGCGAACATGGGCGAATGACAAAGGCCGGTACTGTGATGTTGAGCGCAAGCAAACGGTATCACAGATGCTTCGGCTGGCTTTCCGGCACAAACTTCTTGATGGTGATGCGCTGGCTATTCTGCAATACCGGCCGGACAGATTGGGTCACGGTAAAGCCCGTTATGCCACCACGGTTCAGGTTATTGATCCTGACCGCCTGAGCAACCCGCAGCAAAATTTTGACATGCCGAATATCCGCGGCGGGGTTGAGATTGATGCTGACGGCGCACCGATCGCCTATCACATCCGCGAGGCTCACATGGGAGACTGGTGGGCGGGTAAAAAAACCATGACCTGGAACCGGGTTGCGCGTGAAACTTCGTGGGGTCGCCCGGTTGTGGTGCATGATTTTGATATGGAGCGCGGGTCTCAGCACAGGGGTACAGGGATTTTAACCCCGGTGGTACAGCGTTTAAAAATGCTGATTAAGTACGATCAGTCTGAACTTGAAGCGGCCATCCTGAATGCGATATTCAGCGCGTACATTACCTCACCCTATGATCCAAAGATGGTTGAGTCCGCAATGGGTGAAACGTTTGATGAGACAGAAGTCGGGGCTTATCAGGATGGACGGTCAGAGTTCCATAATGACAGGAGAATCACCCTGAACAATGGCGCCCGAATGCCAACCCTGTACCCCGGAGAAAGTATTGAAACCGTAAACGCAACCCGCCCGAACAGTAACTTTGAAGGCTTTGAGAGCGCGGTGCTTCGCAATGTTGCATCCGCAACCGGACTCTCAGCGCAGCAAATCACACAGGACTGGTCTGATGTTAACTATTCATCAGCCCGCGCCGCCATGCTGGAAGCGTGGAAAACCCTGACCCGCCGCCGTGATGACTTCTCCAACGGCTTTGCACAACCGATAGCCGTGGCCTTTGCCGAAGAGATGCATGATGTGGAAGACGTTCCTCTGCCTGCCGGTGCCCCTGATTTTATTGACGCATCAGCATCCTACTGCCGCGCCCGCTGGATGGGACCGGGGCGCGGATGGGTAGATCCGGTCGCGGAGAAAAAAGGTGCCATTCTTAGTATGGAAGCCGGTTTCTCGACATTGGAAATGGAAGTGGCTGAAAACATGGGTGAAGACTGGGAAGAGTTGGTCGACCAGCGGAGTTATGAAATTCAGCGGTTTAAGGAATTAGGATTGCCGATCCCAGCATGGGGTCAGGCGGAGCAATTTGCCCCTGATAACCCGACAGATAAATTTAACAAACAGGAGGCGAAGTGAATCTCCCGCATCTTGCACAAAAACTATTTAATACCCCGCTGGCTATCCATCCGAAAAAAGCGGAAGTCGTTATGGCATCCCTCATGGAGCGGTTCGGCATCGCGCAGATCCGCAGCGCCATGATGGAAGAAGATGACGAATATTTCAGCCGTAAAGCCCGCAAAGATGATGGCTATGATGTGCTGGAAGGTATCGCGCTGATCCCCGTTCACGGAACACTGGTTCAGAAACTAGGCAGCCTGCGACCCTACAGTGGCATGACCGGCTATGACGGCATCCGCCGTGTTTTTCTGACTGCAATGAATGACCCAGAGGTGAAAGGTATCTGTCTGGATATCGACTCACCGGGTGGTGAAGTGGCGGGTTGCTTTGATCTGGTGGATCTGATTTACGAAGAGCGCGGCAAAAAACCTGTTTACGCCATCCTCTCCGAAAATGCTTATTCGGCGGCATACGCCATTGCCAGTGCGGCAGACAAAATTTACGTCCCGCGCACCGGGGGTGTCGGCTCTGTCGGGGTGATCGTCATTCACTGCGACATGTCACAGCGCATTAAAGACGACGGTCTGAAAGTTTCCATTATCACCTATGGTGACCGTAAGGCTGAGAGCAACCAGTATGTACCGCTGACCGACGAAGCGAGAGCTGCTGTTCAGCATGATGTCGATGAAATGGGGCGTCTGTTTGTGCGCACTGTTTCCCGTAACCGCGGACTCTCAGAAGAGACAATCCGCAATACACAGGCTGCCTGTTATCTGGCAGCCGAGGGCGTACAGATGGGGCTGGCCGATGTGGTTGCCAGTCCTGATGTCGCATTTCAGGAACTAATGAAAGAATCCGGAGTACTTTAATTATGGCAGGAAATAAATTCTCGTATATGCATCTGATTGGGCTGGGTAAAAAAGCCAAAGCCTCAGAAGATGAAGACGACAAAGCGCGCAAAGCCAAAGGACGCAAGGCGGAAGAGGACGAACGCGAAGAGGGTGCGGAAAACGATGAGTCCGACGCAGAAGACCAGGACGACGAAAAAGAAAACGGCAAAAAAGGCAAGAAAGCCAAAAAAGCCGAAGGTGATGATGAAGATCCCGATGCCGAAGAGGAAGACGCGGAAGGTGACGACGAAGACGCCGAAGATGATGACGATAACAAAGATGTGAAAAAAGGTCGCCGTGCAGAGCAGAAACGCTGCGCCCGTATCTTTGGTAGCAAAGCCGCCGCCGGTCGTCCGGATATGGCAGCACATCTGGCGTTCAACACCCGCATGTCATCATCCGAAGCTATCAGCACACTGAAAGCAATGGGTGCCGTTCAGCCTGTGACACAGCGCGCATCACTCGACAGCCGTATGCGTGAAGAGCAACAGGTGCGGATTAATCCCGACGCTCAGGCTCCGGTACGTGGTTCAGCGGATGCATTGGTTCAGAAAATGACCAGTCTTTATAACAGCAATAAGGGAGCGAAATAATGGAACAGTTTTCACAGAACCCGTTTCAGCCCGGCGCGCGTCAGGCAATATTTAATCCGGATCAGCTTATTTCAGGTCCGTTACAGGTTGTTACCGACCCCGGCATTATCGCCAAAGCCGGTATTCTGAAACGTGGCACTATCCTCGGTAAGGTCAAGGCGTCTGGTGAATATGCACTGAGTAAAAAAGATGCTGTAGACGGCAGTGAAATCCCGTGCGCTATTCTGGTAGATGATGTTAATACCACGGAAAACAGTGTGTCCGGTGGTGTTTATCTGATGGGTGAGTTTAACCAGAACCGTATTATCTTTGATGCCACCTGGACTGCGACAGAGCTGAAAGATGCACTGCGCCCGTTCTCTGTTTTCCTGCGCGACAGCGTAACAGCCTGACCCCCTCCCTTTAATACAGACGTCCTGATGCCAGCAATGGCAGGTATTTTGACGTCTTTTATACGAGAAAAAGTATGAATATTTTTGATACCAATGTGTTGATTCAGGTCGTTCCTAATCTGATGACCAGTCAGAACTGGCTGCTGGATAAGTTTTTTCCGAACATCGTGGAATCCGATACCGAAGAGGTTTCCATTGATGTGGATGTCGGTCTGCGCCGCCTGGCACCGTTTGTTTCTCCGCTGGTGGAAGGCAAGCTGGTGGAGTCGCGCAAGTTCCAGACAAACAGCTTTAAACCGGCTTACATCAAGGATAAACGCGCGCCGGATCTGCGCAAGTCTATCCGCCGTCAGATTGGTGAGCGTATTGGCGGGCAGTACACCGCTGCTGAGCGTGAAATGCTGAATGTGCAACTTGAACTGGCGGATCAGATTGACATGATTAACCGCCGTCTGGAATGGATGGCATCCAGCGCACTCCAGACCGGTACCGTAACCGTAACGGGTGACGGTTATGAAACTCAGGTGGTGGATTTTGGTCGCTCAGCCAACCTGACTATCGCGTTGAGCGGTGCCGATAAGTGGCCGGTGAAAGTGGATGCCGGTAAAACTAACACGCAGCCGACGGATGATATCGAAGACTGGGCGCAGACCATGCTGAAAGAGTCAGGTGCGGTGGCAACGGACATTGTATTCACGACCAAATCATGGAAAGCGTTCCGCCTGGATACGTCAGTGAAAGACAGCGCGATCACATTCCCGGCACTTTCACCGTTCGGTAACCAGATTAACCCGGGCACTCAGGTACAGAAAGGGGCTGTCTACAAAGGACGCTGGGGTAATTATGACCTGTGGGTGTACAACGACTGGTTTATTGATCCGCTCGACGGCAAAGAAAAGCCAATGATCACTGATGGTTCAGTGATTATGTCCGGCGATGACCTGATGGGAACCCGCGCATTCGGTGCCATTATCGACCCGGCTTTTAACTATGGCCCAATGGCATACGCGCCAAAGTCCTGGCTGGAGCAAGACCCGGCACAGCGCATGCTGATGATGCAGTCAGCCCCGCTGGTTATTCCGAGCCGCGTTAACGCATCACTGTGTGCCGTTGTGGTTTAACAGGGGGAACTGATGGCGAATAAAAATAAACTGCCGGAAAAGAAACCAGAGGGGGGCGGTTTGCCGCCCGAGCTGATGGTACCCGGTCAGGAAATCCCGGCACAGGAGCCGGATAACGGCCCTGATGGTGACGGGCAAGGCGAGCAAACCACGGCAGAACAGGGGGCCGATCCTGAATCCGGAGACGGGGAAAAGGCACCTGAATCCGATCAGGATCAGGACTCAGCCGGTATCTATGTCGTCGTCAAAGGTCGCTGCGTTCAGCATGACGGCGTTATGTACCACGAAAACCAGCAGATTGCGCCGGATGAAGACGATGTCGCCCGTCTGCTGAGTCTCGGGGTGATCATGACGCTGGAGGCTGTGCAGGCAAAATTAGCGAAAGCCAATCCGCCCGGCACAGTGACCATCAATGGCCGTTGACTGGGATAAGCACCTGCTGAACCCGCTGCATACTGTATTTGCTGAAAAAGTCCGGTGGGAGCCGGTTAAAAGTGCCAAAGGTACTGAGCCTTATGATATCGACGGCATTTTTGACCGCGCTTATTTTCAGAATTACGAAAGCACCGACGACGAAAGCAGCATAAACACCACGAAACCCATCCTCGGTGTGCGCGATGTGATTTTCAAAGCGTCACCACTGAAGGGTGATCGGGTATTTATTTACAGCGTTAACGCCATGTTTGTGGTGTATGACGTGCAGCCGGACAGTCACGGCGGGACACACCTGCTTCTGAATAAGGTGAAATAATGAACGCAGCCAGAGTCCGTGAACTGGTTGTCGCTGCCCTGAAGGGGAAAACCAACGCAGAAGACCGCGTGTACTCCCCGCAGGACTGGCCGACAACGGGCGCGGAATACCCCTGCATTATCGTGCAGACACCCTTTGACCACAAAAAATCCCTCGGGCGCAACGTACCGCAGTTTAATACCGTCACCACGGTGCGCGTTACCGGTCGCCTGGAGGAATTTGACGGTGAGGATTTGGACGGTGAGGATTTGGACGGTGCCATAAAAGCTGAACTCGCGCTGGAAGCCCTGCGTGAACAGATTGAACGGGCGGTGATCAACAGTTATGAACTGACCCGGCAAATCCAGCAATTTCCGGAAGTTCGTTCTCAGATAGTCATCAGCGCTGCCGGTGAAGGTCACATGGCACAGTTGCTGATGGATATCGATATTGAGTATTACCAGGGGCCGGAAGAATTTTACCCGGTTGACGGGGATCCGCTCGCCGGTATCGACATCAACATTCAGCAGCCGGACGGCTCGCCGGAGCATTACGTCAGTATCGACCTGACTTAATCAGGAGCAATTATGTTTGTAAAACCCGTAACAGGCCGCAGCGTCCGCTGCCCGGTCAAAGGGGAGTTTTTGCCTGAATCCGGGCAGGAAGTACCCGATAACGTATTCTGGCGCGCACGCCTGCAACAGGGCGATGTGGTGCCGGTTAATCCTCACAAAGCGAAGGAGCAAAAAGCATGACAGTGCCATTTGCCAAAGTTCCCAACAACCTGCGCACCCCGTTGTTTTTCGTTGAGTTTGATAACTCGATGGCAAATACCGCCACCGCCACGCAGCGCACATTGCTGATTGGTCAGATGCTGACCGGCTCAGCGGGTGAAGACGGGATCCCCGTGCGTATCTCTTCCGCGACACAGGCCGCCGAGTATTTCGGGCGCGGCTCTATGCTTCACGCAGAGGCAAAAGCCTACTTCAGCAACGATACTGCGGGTGAAGTGTGGGCGATGCCGCTGGCGGACACCAAAACACAAACCGCCGCTGCCGGCAGCCTGAAAATCACCAGTGCCGCCAATAATACCGGGGTTATTTCTCTGTATATCGCCGGTATCCGGGTGCAACTCGCCGTTGTGGCCACGGATGATATCAATGTGATTGCTGCCGGTCTGGCAACGGTGATTAACCGCAATGCAGATTTACCTGTCATCGCTGCCGCAGAGACTGACACCGTCACCCTGACCGCAAAAAACAAAGGTGCACACGGTAACGGTATTGATATCCGCCTGAACTATCGCGGGCAGATGGGCGGGGAAAACACACCGTCCGGTTTTGAAATGACCATCACGGCAATGACCGGCGGCAACGGCGCACCGGATCTGCTCACCGGGCTGGCAAACCTGAAAGACCGGTCCTTTGATTTTATCGTCAACCCGTACACCGATACCGCGGCGCTCGATGCAGTCAAAGAATTTTTGTCCGACAACGGCGGTCGCTGGGCGTGGGATCAGCAGTTATATGGTCACAGCTATGGCGCCATTTCCGGCACCTATGGTCAGTTGGCTGACTTCGGTGAAAAACGTAATGACCAACATGCTTCTCTGCTCGGTGTTACGGAATCCCCGTCTCCGGTGTATCAGTGGAGTGCGGCGTATGTCGGTGCGATCGCGCAGAGCCTGCGTAATGATCCGGGCAGACCGCTACAGACCCTGGCAGTCAGCGGTGTACTGCCGCCGGACAACACTAAACAATTAACCCTGACTGAGCGCAATAACCTGCTGTACAGCGGAATTTCCACGTTCACGGTGGATGATGACGGCACCGTCCGTATTGAAAACATCATCACCACCTACCAGAAAAACGCATACGGCGACAATGACGACAGTTATTTACAGGTCGAAACCCTGTATCTGTTGATGTTTGTTTCCCGCTACCTGCGCACTCAGGTGACCAGTAAATTTGGTCGCATGAAACTGGCGGCTGACGGTACCCGTTTTGCGCCGGGCGCGGCGATTGTTACCCCGAACATCATCCGTGCAGAGCTTATTGCACAGTATGGTTTTCTGGAATTTAACGGGCATGTGCAGGATGCGAAAGGCTTCGCCAAAGGGCTGAAAGTCGAGCGTAACAGCCAGAATCCAAACCGTGTCGATGTTCTCTGGACCGGTACTCTCATCAATCAGTTGCGTGTGTTTGCGCTGCTTAATCAGTTCCGCCTGATGCCGGGCAACTAAGGAAAAATCTATGGGCGATACATCAAACCGCCTGGCGGGAACGGCTTATGTCTCCGTCAACGGTATGTCAATTATGGTGGCGGCGGATTTTACCTACAGCCCGTCAAAAGTCACCCGCGAAACCCTGTCCGGGATGGACTCGGTACACGGCTATAAAGAAAAGCCGTCACCCGGATTTATCTCGATGAGTGTCCGTGATTCCGGCGGTACCACGGTTGCTGATTTTAACGACATGACCAATGTCAACGTGGTGGCAGAGTTGGCGAACGGCAAAACCATCATCGGTGAAGGGCTCTGGGTGGTTCGGACCCAGGAAGTAAAAAGCGAAGACGCGGTATTTGAAGTGCGCTTCGAAGGCAGAACGGTAACGGAGAACTGATCGTGGAAACAACAAAAACTATTATTCTGAGTAAAGCTCTGGAATCCAATGACGGTAAAGTCCGTTACGAGGAAATTAACCTGCGGGAACCGGTGCTGATTGAAGTGGAGCAATTCTACGATGTGCAGAATAAAGCCACCAACTCACTTCCCGGTATGCGCCGCCTTATTTGCCTGGTCAGCGAAATTCCGGAAACCGAGCTGAAAAAGATGGCGATCACAGACTACAAACAGTGCCGTGATTTCCTGACCCCTTTTTTGGCGTAAACACTCTCCGGTCATGGCAGCGGTTGGCGGCAAAAGTGACGTATTTTTACCGGTGGGGACCACGGGATGCGTGGTCTCTGTCTCAAAGCCGTCTGCACTGGTGGGTTGAGTGTGCGGAAGATATTAAAAACGGGGAGTAATGATGGCGGGAAATACCTTTGATTTTGAACTCAGCGCTGATGATCGCGCCAGCGGGCAGATCACGGTTCTTGAAGAGAAAATCCGCAGTCTGAATCCGGCACTGGATGAAGCGCGGGATAAACTGAAACTCGGCGGTGATGATTCACTGACCGGGCTGCGCGGCATCGGTGATTGTCTGCGTGATGTGGCTGACGGGGCAAAAGACGGTGTCCGGAATATCGGGGATATGATCCCGCCACTGAAAAACTTCGGGGCACTCGCTGGTAAACTGACGGGGATCGGTGGTATTGGTGCCATTATTGCCGGGGGTAGTAAACTCATTACCAGGATGGCTGACGACGGATTAAACCGCACGACTTCAGCCGCTAATACCGGCATGAGCGTTGAAGAAAGTACCCGGCTTAACGGTACACTGGTTCAGCGCGGGATGAGTGAAGATGATGCCCGTGGTCAGACGGAAGGGTATTACGAAAAACTGAGTCAGGCGGTAATCGGTAAAGATGATCAGCTACTGGCATCGTTTGCAAGTATTGGCGCAGAGATATTTCGCCGTGAAGACGGCAGTGTTGATGTGACGAAAACCTTGCTCGGTCTGGAAGAGGTAATTAAAACACTGCCTGAACACCGCAACTGGGAACTGAGAGATAACCTTAAGCTACCGCCGGAGCTTATTGCATTATTGCGGGAAGGGAAATTACAGGAAAGACTCAATAAATCAGATAGTAACGGTCAGACCATTGATGGTGAGTACGCAAAAAAAATGGCGGAAGTAAGCATTCAGTTGTCTGAGGCTGGTGCCAAATGGTCTGGTTTGGTGAACCAGATGGAAAGGGGATTTTATAACTTTTTGTCTGCGGACAGCATGGTTCCTGATACGGGTGATCTTGACGGTGCCATGCAGCGCATTAAGGAACATAAAGAACGGGAAAATGACACCGAAGATAACTTTTATCATGGTGACAAGCGTAAAGATATTATCGCTCAAGCCCTGAAAGATGACGAATATAAAAATTCCCTTGGTGGTTATGAAAAAATGCGGCTTATCGCGCACGATCCCACCGATGAAATGTACAGTAATATTTATAGCCGGTATGGCGATCAATGGGAGAAGCAAAAGCAGCAGGCGGAGGCTGGTAAAAAGCGACCAGCACTGAACAGCAAGGAGCCGGATAACTGGGTGCAGGACAATGGCTACAATCCAAATGTCAGAGCGTTCCGTAACAAAAACCCAGGGAATGTTCGTGAAGCCAGTAATGAAATAGGCCGCGATGAACCGGGGGTTGATGCTAATGGCAACAAAAGAGGATTTGCAATTTTCAGGGATGAAGCTGACGGACGGGCAGCATTGGCGCGCCAGTTACTTTTATATATGGACCGCGGTAATAACACCATTGGCGGCATTATGCAAAAATACGCCCCAAAAAAAGACAGGAATGATACAGGAGGGTACATCAAACACATGTCAGGGCACATGGGTGCCGATGCCAACACTCCCCTTAATTTATATGACCCGCAAATTCTCTCCCGGTTTATGAGCGGGATTATTAAAAAAGAATCAGGTTATCAGCCCTATTCCTATGAGGAAATGATGGGGTCAATAGATGAAGCAGTGAACAGCCCGAGGTGGTCCGGGCTTCGGCATCAGGATAAGTTATCCGCGCAGCGTGAGCAGTGGTCGCAGAAAGATACAGCCTCTGACATACCGACAATAAATCACACTCTACAGCAGGACACCCAGCAAATTGTTGATGCGCTGTCCAAAGCTATCAGGGAATCGTTGACCGCCGGGCAGGAAGGTATCCCGATTGAAATTACGTTCATCAATCCGGACACCGGAGCACGGCAGACCGTAAACACGAAACCGAAAGGGCGGGTGACAACAGCGATGAATATGCCGTAGTATATAAGCAATATTAATAACGGAGATGGTTAATGAAAAGGCTGCTGTTCTCTTTTTGGGTTGTATTCATGTCATGTTCCGCTAGCGCAGCGTGGGAATCCAATGTTCAGGATAATATCTTTGGTGAAAAGGACGCTCTATTGGTAGGGCAGTTAAATGTTTCCAATGCAGTGTCATTATTCAGGTGCTCAGGGGATGAGTTATCTTTTTCTTATATTGAATTTACTAAAGATTCCAATATTAAAGATAAGCCAGCTGATCTTTTGTTTAAAGTAGATGGTAATAACGTTATTAAGTTTGATGCAACATTTAGGGTGAAAAACGACAAAGCTGTAGAAGCAATATCTTATGATGAAGAGAAGATAACTAAAGCACTGAGTGAGCTTAAATCCGCGAGCAGTAAGTACCTCATCGGCGTTAATATTAAGGGTCCCAGTCCCGACTATGACTATAAAATATCGCACCCTGGGGATGTAGCAAGGTCAACTAGCGAAGTTAATAAATTCATAAAAGCTTGCGATATAAAATTATAAATCAAAGCCCCGAAAGGGGCTTGTTTGGGTGTTAGTTTAAATAGCTTTCTGAGTCATACGGCACTGATAGCTTTCACCACCATGCTCAGTCACAAAATAACTTACGGCTCCACCGGTAAGTCGATTAATGACTACATTTTGCATTGTACGCCACTCATCACCACGCGACCATTCTATGCGGTATTGAATTTGATCATTATTGACTACAGGATTTACTACACGGAAATTTGTTGAATCACGCCCCTGTGACTCTCCGTCTTCCCACACGATCACTAATCCGGTCCACTTCGCTGTTTTGCCATTTTTAACACAGTTTGTACCTGAAAATTCAGGCCACCCTTTAACGTCAAAGCACAATGTATTTGCATCCTGCATGTAAAGTGATGGCCATATTGATGCGCCTGTACTCCCTGGCGTTTCACTTTCACAAATGATAGGTGATGCAGAAAAAGCCATCGCCGGAACAAATAAAGCCAGAGCAGATATAGTTTTTAAAAATTTCATCGGTATTTGCCTCTCAATAACCTGCTCAATACTTTAATGAACTGTAATTAATGAGCAACAGATTATATCTATAAATGTTAATTGAGCCGCCTTGTGCGGCTTTTTTCATTCCCGGAGCCTCCACATGCCAATCATAAAAGACGCCATATCTGATGAACTCGGCATTGAGCCGGGCTGGATATGGTCAGAACACCTGTTACAGGCTTCATTCCGTGGTGTGCCGTTCGGTGTGCTCAGTGGTGAAAGTGTATTTGGCCGCCGTCAGGCAATACATGAATATCCGTACCGCGATCAGTCCTGGATAGAAGATATGGGGCGCTGTAACCGCCGCATTACTATCAAGGGCTTTCTGATCCAGGACAGCCTGGTCTATGACGCACCGGACGTTATCGCGCAGCGTGACAATCTGATCGCAGCCTATGAGGCAGGAGAGTCCGGAACGCTGGTTCATCCGACACTCGGTGAAATGACGGTGAGTGTGACTGAAAGCGGTTTACGGGTCAGTGAAAGCGCCGAAAGCGGTCGGGTGTTTGAATTTGAATTGGTGGTTATTGAGTCCGGGCTGAAAGTCTTCGCCATTACCGGCAGCGAAAAAACCGGGGAACTCACTTTCGGGCAATGGCTTAAACAGACCGCAAACACCACCCTGAAAACTATCGCCATGATCAAAGGCGAAATCCGCTCTGTTACGCAGATGATGAAAACCGTCAGCCAGACGGCGGACTTCTGGATAAACATGGTCAACAGCTCGGTTAATGAAGTGACCAACCTCAGCAATGCACTGAGCAGCACATTCGGCAGCAGCAAATACGGCCGCTATCAGAAAGGCAGTGCCGGCGGCTCGGTTTCGGGCGCGACCGGTAAGCGGATAAACCAGAGTGACGCCGACGATCGGGACATTATCAATAAAACGCTCAACCAGGCAGTCATTGACCGGCAAACGCTGGATGAAACCCTGAGCGCGGTGAGTGATGCGGTCACACTGGAAGATACGGTGGCGCAGATACAACAGGTATTTGTGGTGCTGATCACCATGGGTGGCGATACCGGTCAGAAGATGCGGATCCTCGATGCGCTCTCCCGGTTCCGCGACATGGAATATCAGCAGACACAGCAGGATAAAAAAATCGCCGCACTGATGGAAATGATGCTGGTGGCGCTGGCATCGTCTGCACTGGCGACTGTTGCCGGGCAATGTGATCCGACAAACAGCAATGAAGCCGCCGGATATCAGCGTGATGTATGTGACTCACTGGACGGTGCGATGACCATCACCGGTGATCTGGCACTGGATGATATTTATCTCTCCCTGCTGAACCAGCGGGAGCAGGTGATTATCTTTTTCACCGATAAAGGCTCTGAGCGCGGGCGGTTGTCAGACTATAAGCTGCCGTCTGTTCTGCCGTCCCTGAACATTGCCAACCGGCTGTATCAGGATGCGGCCCGCAGCGATGAACTGATTATGGAAATCCGACCCCGTCACCCGGCGTTTATGCCGCCCCGGTTTAAGGCACTGAAAAAATGACTGAAGACGCGAAAAAAAGTGATGAATTATCGCTGGTGATAAACGGCAAACGGATCTCCGGCTGGGACAGTGTGCGCGTCACGCGCGGCACGGAACGCCTGCCGAATGATTTTGAAATCAGCCTGATGGATTACTACCCGGCAACGGATGAAAAACAACTGGTCAATCCCGGAGATCCGTGTGAAGTCTTTCTCGGTGAGGACCGGGTTGTCACCGGTTATATCGATACATGGAACGGGCAGATCAATAAAAATCAGCACCAGATAAGCGTGTCCGGACGCGGTAAATGTCAGGATTTGGTGGACTGCTCAGCGAACTGGCCCAATAACGTGATCAGCCAGTCAAACGCCCTGCAAATTGCACAGAAACTGGCGACATGGTACGGCATCGAGGTGAGCAGCTCAGTCCCGGACGGCGGTTTGCAGATTATCCCGCAGTTTACCCTGAACTGGGGCGAGTCCTCACAACAGGTGATAGAGCGCTGTTGCCGGTACTCCGCATTACTGTATTACGAGCGCCCGGACGGCAACCTGCTGCTGACCCGCGTCAGTGATGAAGTGGCCGCCAGCGGCGTGGAGCAGGGCAAAAATATCGAAAGCGCCGATTACTCGGATTCTATGGCAGAGCGCTATTCCGATTATATCGGGGTATCACTGTCGATCACACCGTTTGCCGGGGATTCTTCAGCGGTGCAGAACGCACATGCGCGCGACCCGCAGGCGGAGAAAATGCGCTACCGGAATTACATCACTATTGTCGAAAGCACCCTGATCACCGCAAAACGAGAACAGGAGAGCATCGACTGGGAAATGAACCGCCGTTACGGACGTTCCAAAATCCTGAGTGTGGTGGTTGATAGTTGGCGGGATTCGTCCGGGAAACTGTGGGAGCCGAACACGCTGATCCCGATAAATATTCCGGCGCTCGGGGTAACGGATAAGTTCTGGACGCTCTCGGATGTGACCTATATGCGGGATGCGGGCGGGACACGCGCCACATTGCAACTGATGCCGCCGGAAGCATTTATTGCTGAACCGTATGAATTTTACCAGGTGATAAGGGTGTGACAATGAGCGACCAGATCCGCGATTTACAGACACGTATGTCCATGATGCTCGGTGCGGGAAAATCCAGCGTCACCAAAGATGACGGTGCCATTCAGACCATTCAGTACCGCACTGCACTGGAAGTCCGCGACGGCACTTACCGTATGACGGAATTCGGGTTTTCATCCTCGCTGCCGCCTGGTTCGGATGTGCTGATCGGCTATCTCGGTGGCAACCGTTCCAGCGCAGTGGTGATCGCCAGTAACCATCCCGGATCACGTCATGTCGGGCTTAATCCCGGCGACAGTGTGGTGTACAACCTGTGGGGAATGTACATCCACCTCACAGAAGAGGGTGTGGTGATTGAGGCAAATAATAAGGATGTGACCGTTAACAATGCCGACAAAGTCACAGTAAATGCAAAAACAGAAGTGGTGCTGAATACGCCGCTGCTGAAGGTGTCCGGTGATGTGATTGATAACTATGAAAGCAATCCGCCCACCCTGAAAGCCCTGCGCGACAGTTATAACAAGCATGATCATGATGTGAAAAATGTCGAGTCCGGTAACAGTTCAGTAACCAGTGAATCCATTAAGGAGACCGTCTGATGTCTGATATTTCCACCTGGTGGAACGCGGATACCCTGCGGGCGGACTGGCTGTCCGGCAACGGGGATTTGCTCTCCGGGGATGATTTGCAGTCCGCCATGATAATCAGCCTGTTTACTGACAGGCTGGCGCACAGTGACGATGATTATGACGACGAACACCGGCGCGGCTGGTGGGCGGATACCGGAACAGAGGATTTTATCGGCTCCCGCCTCTGGTTGCTCAGGCGGCAGAAACTGACCACACAGGTCGCCCGGAAAGCTGAAGATTACGCCCGTGAAGCACTGGCGTGGATGATAAAAGACGGCGTGGTATCGGACATTGAAATCAGAACACAAATCGTGTGGCCGCAACGGCTGAATATGGTGATCCGTTATCACCGTCCCGGTGCGGACGCGGAAGACCTGCGGTATTACTGGGTATGGGAGAAAAATTAAATGCCGTTTAAGCGTAAAACACTGACGGAACTGCGGGAGCAGAATCAAAACTTCCTGCGCAATGAGCTGAAAGAGCCCGGTGCGCTGCTGCGGTTCTCCAACATGCGGGTGCTGGCGGACATGGATGCCGGTATGGCGCACCTGCACTATGCCTATCTCGATTACATTGCAAAACAGGCGACTCCGTTCACTGCCACGGATGAACACCTCGCCGGGTGGGGCGCGCTGAAGCGGGTTTACCGTAAACCGCCGAATAAAGCGACCTGCCCTAAAGTACAGTTTGATGGGGTGCCCGGCAGCGTGATCCCGGCAGGCAGCCTGCTGACCCGGGGTGACAGTTATCAGTACCGGATTGTGTCGGAAGTCCGGATCGGGGCTGACGGAAAAGGCATTGCTCAGATAGAGGCGGTACTGCCGGGGCTTGAAACTGATATACAGGGTGGTGGTGCGGCAGGTAATTCCCCCTCGGGTACAAAACTGACACTGGATATCGCGGTAAGCGGTGTGTCCTCTGATTGCATTACCGGTGAACCCATTACGGGCGGCAGTAATATTGAGGATGAAGAGGCATTCCGGCAGCGCGTTCTGCATGCTTACCAGAAACCCCCTCAGGGCGGCAGCGACACCGACTATACCGGATGGGCGAAAGAAGTCCCCGGTATCACCCGCGCGTGGGTAAAACGCCGCCTGATGGGTGCCGGAACGGTCGGTATTTATATTATGTGTGACGATAACAATAACGGTGGCTTTCCTCAGGGTACAGACGGACCGGCAACCAAAGAAGTCTATGCCGTTCACGCAACCGGCGATCAGCTGCGTGTGGCTGACCATATTTACGATGTACAGACGGTCACGGCTTTAGTGTGGGCGTGCTCACCGATTGCGAAAAAGATAGATTTTGAAATCGAAGGGCTGAGCCGCGCAACCACGGAATTACATCAGCAAGTCAGCCTGGCAATTGATAACGTTTTTTTTCGTGACAGTGACCCGACCGGCGGCGCGAAAATCTATCTCTCCGACCTGCAATATGCGATTGCCGACATCCCCGGCACCACCGGTTTTGTGCTGAAAAAACCAGCCAAAAATATTGAGTTGGGAGTCGGTGAACTGGCGCAGCGCGGGGAGGTAACCTATTCATGAGTTACACCACAAACGACTACACGCAGGCAATGATCGGACTCGCCCCACAGGGCATGGCATGGGACTGGCGTCCGGGTTCGGATATGCATTCGGTCCTGCGCGCGCTGGCAGGCAGTTACGAGGCATCAGACAGTGACGCGGTTCAGTTGCTGGAAGGCGCTTTTCCGAAAACAGCCTCTGTATTGCTGCCCGAGTGGGAAAAGACACTGGGGCTGCCCGATGACTGTGCTATCGGTGAAATCGATACGATCCCGAAACGGCAATCCGCGGTGCTTTCAAAACTGCTGCGCACGGGCGGGATGTCAAAACCCTATTACATCAGCCTGGCGGCAGAAATGGGGTACGACATCACAATCACTGAGTTCCGGCAGGCGCGCGCGGGGCTGTCAGCCTGCGGCGATGCGCTTAACGGTGATGAATGGCCGTTCGTCTGGCGCATTAATGCCGGTAACACCAAAGTGACTTATGCCGTTGCCGGCGGAAGCTATTGCGGGGATCCGCTGCGCTCCTGGGGCGAACATTACCTTGAGTGCCAGTTTAACCAGATTTCCCCGTCACACACCATTCCTCAGGTCGGCTACGACCAATAGACCCCGAATTTTAATGAATTATTATCACCTTCACTGAGTGAGGCTTTGTTATGAAAAAAATTGGTGATGTCACCAGTACCGCCGACAAAAACGGCGAATGGACCAACGGCAATGTAGCCGCCGGTATTCCACCTACAATCCTTGAATCAGGCTGGCTGAATTCAGTTCAGCGGGAAATTCTGAATGTGCTATTAAAGGCTGGAGTCCCGCAGGATAAAAATAAAGATGACCAGTTAGCGGACGCAATCGGGAAAATAATCACGAAAGGAATAGACGGCAAGCTCACCAAAGACCAGAACGGCGCAGACATCCCGGACAAACCGAAGTTTATCGAAAACCTTGGTTTAGGAGATTCAGCACATCTGCTGTCGGATGGTCATCAGGTTTTTAAATCGGGCGTATCTTCAGAACAGTCTTTGGGGGTTAAGAAGGGACCTGTTTTCATCGAAACGTCGATAGCCGGAAATACGCACCCGGTGACAAAGCTCAAAAGAAATACCGGCTCTGAAATTGAAGTGCTCTGGCCGAGTGAGTCAGGAAAAATGCTGATTCATAAAGATATTGAGAAGATAACACCTAAAATCGGTGAGTTTAATCAGTCACCATTTCGTGCGTCGGAACTTTCGGCAGGATGGTATTCCTGCAATGGCGATTTGTATGACTTGACCTCACCGCAGGGGCAGGCGCTGAATTCATTGTCTGCCAATTATAAAGGTGATTGGGGAATAAAAATCTCAAACGGAAAAATCAATATGCCAAATGTCCGCCAGTCTGACGGTAAAACGGCAATTTTGAGACCAGTCAACGGAACGGCAAGACTTCCCGGATCTGTTGAGGGGGATGCTATGCGCCGTCTGCAGGGGGATTTTTACGTACGGGGAGTTATGCAGGCAGATGGCAAGCGGTCATCCGTGGGTGCCGCATGGGGGAAAAATGCTTCCCTATTTTCAAACGCATCCAGATCGACAGATGAACAGGCGATCATGCTGAATACGATAGCTGACTATAAATATGAGGTCGTTGACCGGGTTATGTTTGACACTCAGAACGCAGTCCCGTCATCAGATGAATTTCGTATGTTAAACATGGGCGTAACGCTTGCTATGTATCTTGGGGTGTAACTATGTACACAATGAATTATTACTATAATGACAATCACTCGCTCCGAATGTACACCGGTAGCGCGGAAGCAAATAAAGACTCACACGCCCCTCGCAATGCTTTACGGGTTGAGCCAGATTTTAAAGATGGATTTTATCCATGTGAACAGGATGGCGCGTGGATACTGGTTCCCGATCACCGTGGTACAAAAGTTTATGACCTGATCACGGCGGAGGAATCTGAAATTAAAGAACTTGGCGAGTTGCCGGACGGTGTAACGATTATCGTACCCGATGTTGAGTTTCCGAAATGGAACGGCAAAAAATGGGTAACGGATAAGTCAGCGAAAAAAGACAGTGATATCGCGGCAGCAGAGGCGCAAAAACAATATCTGACTGCTGTAGCTACCTCCACCATTGCCCCTCTACAGGATGCCGTTGATTTGGATATCGCCACACCGGAAGAAATATCAGCCCTGAAAGAATGGAAAACATACAGGGTTATGCTCAACCGTGTTGATACTTCCCCCGGGGCTGATGTGGTATGGCCTATGCCACCGGCTTAACCGGCCAGATAATATCGGGAGCAGTGGATACGTCTACCGCTTCCAGTTCATCCAGATAATCCAGCCAGGCGTTTAACCGCGCCTTTTCATCATCTTTGATGCGACCGAGAGCAAGTTTTGTTTGCAGCATCTGGGTTTCTGTTTGGACTTCCGCGATCAGGTATTGTTTTTGTGCCTCTGCTTGTTCAATTAATTGTTCTTTAGTCGGTTGAGGGCGAAGCAAGATATCAGCCCCATTTTCCGATATTTCAATAACTTTCACGTCAATCCATGCTATCGGATCTTCATCTGGATTTAATGCATAAACCACGTCATTTTTATCTTTATAGTATTTCATTTTACAACTCCACCCAGTCAAGCAATTCAATTTTATCCCCATTACTGTTCACAACATATTTCGATCCTGCCGGAACAATAAATGATACAAATCCGCCCCATGCACCAGTTGCAGACGGAGACCCGTGTGACGTCTGAGCAACCCTGATTCCATCAACATAGGCGAGAGTTCGCGTTGCCGGAGAATCATAGCTGGCGATAACGAGTATCGGACGTGGTAATGAATTAGTATATGTGACGTTATTTTTACGCTGACTCTTAACATCGCGGTATTTGACCCCGCCCGCAGCGAATGTAAATACATCAATACACACCTCCCCTTTACCAAAAGGAAAAAGCGCCTCCAATTTGTAGTCAGATGTATCGTTCGCTTCTGAGCGAGAATAAATACCGACAGTTCCGTCAGTCTTTCGGTAAAACCTTAACGCACCATTCGCCGCATTAACTGAGCCATTTCCTGCTGCATCCACACCGCCGGTAATGGTGTGGTTTGCGTAATCTACCTTAGCTTTCAGCTGTTCTTTTAAACCAAGGTTTTAAGGAATGCAGCCACAGCTCGGTAAATCTGCAAGAATCCCCCATCACAATAACGATGGGGAAAAATAATGGCTGTTATCGGCTATATCCGTGTATCAACAACCGACCAAAACAGTGATTTACAGAGGAATGCACTCGTCAGCATAGATTGTGACCAGATATTTGAGGACAGAATGAGCGGTAAAATCGCTGTCAGACCGGGGCTTAAACGGGCTTTAAAGACGATTAAATTCGGAGACACATTGGTCGTGTGGAAACTGGACAGGCTCGGGCGCAGTGTAAAAAACCTGATAGCACTGATATCAGAATTACACGAACGTGGCGCACACTTCCGGTCACTGACCGACAGCATAGACACTAGCACTGCAATGGGGCGATTCTTCTTCCACGTTATGTCCGCACTGGCAGAAATGGAACGCGAGCTGATAGTTGAAAGAACACTTGCCGGACTGGCAGCAGCCCGAGCGCAGGGACGTACAGGCGGAAGACCAAGAGCATTAAAACAAAGCGACCGTGAGCAGATGGGGCGACTACTGGCAAAAGGTCACACACGGCAGGAGTTGGCTGTTATTTACGGAGTAGGGGTATCGACGATTTACCGGTACTTTCCGGCTGCAATCTAAATTACAAAAGCCGCGCTGGTGGAAGATCCGGCGCGGCTGTCAGTTACTTATCAAAATACTCTACATCATCAGAAGCACCTTCCACTTCCGGTATCCAGCCGTCATCTTCCATGATCTCCTGCAGTATTTCCTTCACTTTTTTATTGTCCTTATCATTTTTCCCGCCAGTTGCCGACATCGATGCATTGGTTCCCCACGCAATACGAACGTTCATATCCTGATACTGAGCCCTCAACTTTCGGTCAATTTCCTTTTCCAGAGCCTCGAATATGCCTGGCGGCATCATCCCTTTTTGGTTACTACTGAAAATAATATCAATACGGAGCAT